GCGAAGTTGCATCTTCAATATATTTTTCACTGATAATTTGCTTGTCTTTGACTCTGCCTTTATTTGACAGCATTAAAGCAAACCTACCCCAATCTCTTAGAGATGCGTAAAGGCCGCCGCCGCCGTGTTCAAGATTGTCACTGTCGAATACCATCCAATATGCAGGGAACTCTGCACCTATGTCTTTCCATATCCATTTCTCAGTCATTTCAGAAAGAGTCATTCCTGTAGCCTTTACTAACACCCTGGCTAGAATATCTGTTTCTAATGTTGAATAATTGAATCTTGTTCCTTGTTCATAGGAACGCTTATTAAAATACCTAGCAATCTCTATAATTGCATCCGGTCCTTTATAGTATGAATTATTCATTGACCACCAGTATCTTCTGCGATCTGGCATGGCACTACTGTCGGCCTTTTCTTTATACTCAATACCCGACCTCATAGTTAACAGATTCTTAATAGTGGTAGCACCATATGCTGTTCCTGATAGTTCTTGAAAATATGTATCTGCGGTATCATCTAAGGATTTAATATATCCTTTATCTAGAGCAATTCCTGTTAACATCCCAACAACGGTTTTTGACATCGAGAAGCCACGAAATACCATATTAGATTTTCTACCATACTGATAATTTTCGTAGACGACTTTTCCGTTTTTTAAGATTAGTAATCCAAGTGCTTTTTGACTGGCAAAATATTCATCAATAAATGCTGTGTCAAAATCCTCCGCGTATCTAGGCAGTTCGGAAATGTTATTTGATTTCCTTACCTCTCTTGTTGAATTAGGATTTACAGCAGATCCTGTGTGAGGGGGAATAGTAGAGAATGCACCGACACGACATCCTTGATCGGCAAAATGATTATTACATGCAGGATATCCCCAGAGTTTTCCCATAGAGAATTCTTCTGGAGCAGAAAAGGTTGTCGCAGAAATAGTGGCCAGATATAATCCAGCCAGAATTCTTTTCATTGTTAAACCTTGATTTCTGCAGGGGAGTTAACAGTAATAGGTTGTACAGCAGAAGCAGTAACAATATTTTGAAATTTCTTAGGAAGTCCTGTGAATCGAAGAATGGAACCATCGGCACCAATTTTTAATGAACCGGCTACTACCCAAATTTGACGGCCGGTGGAATCAACTCCTGCTAACTTGCGTACTACTCCATTTACTGTACCGTCAGCAGTTGTTTTACCTTGAGTCCAGTAATAAGTTGCTTTGTTACCGTGCCAAATTTGACCCAATGTATCACCAGATGATTTGATACAAAACTCTTTTAGTGATTCGATAATTTTTTCAGCGGACATATTGATCTCCTTTGTGAATGTCTGTAACAATAGTATATGGTAAATTCAATAAAATATCAACCGTGAATTTAACCAAATAAATATCTTCATGGTTAATGTTATAATTCCTATGGCCGGAGAAGGTAGCCGGTTTCCAAAAGATCAATATCTACCCAAACCATTAATAGATGTAAATGGCAAGCCCATGATTGTTCGGGCAATTGAAAGTTTGGGTATAGAAGGTCATTATCATTTTATCATTCGTAAGAATGATTACACGCATATTGTTAAAGAAATAATTAGCAAAGTTGTTAAAAATCCAAAATTTATAGAAATTACAAAAACTACCGAAGGCCCTGCTTGTAGTGCATTGTTATTTGAAAAAGAAATTAACAACTCTGATGAATTAATAATTGCCAACTGTGATCAGATTATGGAATGGGATAGTAAATTATTCTTTCATAATGTTAGACTTTATGACGGTGCTGTAGTAACATATTATAGCGACACTGATAAAAACAGTTACGCCCGTTTAGATAAAAAAGGACATGTTACTGAGATTCGAGAAAAAGAAGTTATCAGTAACATTTCGCTAAATGGCATACACTACTGGAAACAAGGCAAGTACTTTGTTGAGAGTGCAGAAGCAATGATTGCAGCCGATGATAGAGCACCTAATGGTGAGTTCTACATTGCCCCAACTTATAACTACATGATTAGTAGTAAATTAAAAGTCGGTATACATCATATTCCAAACGAACAACATCATGCTGTTGGAGTACCAGTAGACCTAGAAAGATTTTTAAGACATGAAAAAACATAATCTATCAGAATTTTGGAGAGGTTGGTTTATTGGAAACTTTGAACCAGCAGTTCTAAAAACTGATCAATTTGAGGTAGGCCTACTCACGCACACCAAAGGTGAGAAGTGGCCTAAACACTATCACGCTTTACACACAGAATACAATCTTCTTGTAAAAGGAAAAATGTTGATCTGTAACGACGTTATTAACGAAGGAGAGATTTTTATACTCTCTCCTAATGAAATAGCTGACCCCGAATTCTTAGAAGATTGTTTGGTACTATGTATCAAGCAACCAAGTGTACCAGGAGATAAACATGAAGTTCTTTAGAAACAGAGATGAAATTAACAGCAATGACTATTACATTGCTACCTACGAAATGTCAAGTTCGGCTAACCTTAGAGAAGCCGCATGGAACCTGGCTATCGGACAAAGTGTAGGTAACCCTAGTGTTCGCAACGAATGGGAAACCGATGCGTTATTTGAAAATCACAGTTGCTTGATTGTGGGCGATGAAGGTCTGCTAAAGACACAAACTGAAGGCATTGTTGAAATTGCTTTCCCTGTGGTTAACACAGACTGGGAAACAGATGGTATCAGCCACATGCTTTGTCAATTAATGGGCGGACACGTTGACATTGATATTGTTACCAAGTGTAGACTAGTTGGGCTAGAGTTGCCAGAAACTGTTACACGACATTTCCTAGGACCTAAGTTTGGTCTAACAGGCATGCGAGCATTAACCGGACAATACGGCAAGCCATTGTTTGGCAGTATTGTAAAGCCCAAGATTGGTATTACTCCAGAGGTACTACTAGAAATGGTCAAGCAAATGGTTGACGGGGGTGTTGACTTCATCAAAGAAGATGAGATTATGGTTAATCCTGCTTGTGCTCCACTAGATCGCAGAGTAGATATCATCGCTAACTATTTGGCCAAACAAAGCCGTAAGATTGTATTCTGCCACACTATCAACTGTGACCCGCACGTATTAGTTGATCGTGTCCGTCGTGTACACGAACTAGGCGGCACTGGTGTACACATCAACGTGTTCAGCGGATTTGGTTCTTACAACAGTATCCGTAAACTTGATTTGCCACTGTATCTACACTATCAAAGTAGCGGTGCCAAAGTTACCACAGACAAGCATCACAGATTTAGCATCAGTTGGCCAGTGATGTGTCAACTAGCTACTCTAATGGGCGCCGATACAATTCAAACTGGTATGGTCGGTGGATACAGCAACGATGATCCAGAAGAGATTAAAAAGTGTATTGAAATACTTGTAGCTGGTAATACAGTGCCTGCTTTAAGTTGCGGCATGCATCCTGGCTTAGTTGACCGTGTCACTGAGATTGCCGGCATTGACTATTTGGCCAACGCAGGTGGTGCTGTTCACGGACACCCTGGCGGAACCATTGCCGGTGCTAGTGCCATGCGTCAAGCTGTAGATAAGAACTACGGGCCGGAATACGAACAGGCTATTGCTAAATGGGGCAAAGTTTAAAACTAAACACTCAAAAAAAAGGCTACCTAGGTAGCCTTTTTTGTTGGGTAGTAAAATGATTAGAAGCGATGTACTAATCCAACACCGACTTGTTTAACATCGGCATTAGCAGTTGCAACATCAACACTACGATATGCAACACCAACGTATGTACGCTTGCTCAAAGCATAGTCTAATCCTAGGCTATAAGCAGTAGTATCTTTATTGGTGCGACCGTAACTTGCCTTTGCAGTAATAGCACCAAAGTTTTGTGCAACACCTAGCAAGTCACCTTTCTTGGTTTCACTGGCGGTAGCACTTTCGTTGTCGCTGTGACTATAGAATACTGTAGTTGCACCCATTTTATAATTGGCGCCGACTACCGTGCTCTTTTCAACACCTTGTGTGTAGCGAGCAACGGTTGCGTCAATTCCTGCAACCTTTGCAGATAAACTATATGCTGAGGCGTCTGCACCAGCACCTGCTTGTTGATGGTCATAAGTTGCAGTTACACCAGGAACAACAGAGATTGATGTAAAGGCACCGTTGCTAAAACGTAGAGCACGTAGGTTATGTACATCACCGGCTACGCTACCGTACAATGTACCAAAAGCATCATTGTTTGTAATGGCTAAAAATTGGCTGTGAACGTTGCGGCCTAAATCAATACTTCCTAATTTATGTGCCAAGCCGACAGTACTCTGACGGTCTCCTAGTTGTGTTCCAGAACCATTAATTGTGTTGCCACTAATACTGGTTTCAACAACGGCGCGGGCTGTAAGACCTTTTCCTAGTTGTTCTCTTGCACTAATAGCAATATTACTAGTTGGTTCTGTAGCAATGCTGTTAACGGTAGATGTACCTACTTCGGTACGATCGACGTACTGTCCAATTTTTCCACTGATGGTAACTTGGGCAGATGCTGCCACACTAACTAGTGCGAACAATGTCGCGATGGTAATTTTCTTCATTTAAGTTTCCTTTTGTTTAAGACCTATTTCAAGGTCGTTGCTTATTATATAGCATATGTGCAACAGATAGCAATAGAAATTGGTGTAAAACAGTATAATTTTTAACTTTTTACTGTTAATAACCTTAGACTTTGAAAGATTTTTATATAAAGCCACCCAATATCAAACTCAAACCAACGGCGGCTGAGTCTAGGGTTTCCTGGTTCTAAATGATGATTGTTGTGTAATTCCTCACCACCTATTATAATACCCCATGGACTAATATTGTGACTGCGATCTTTTGTAATACCATTACGGTATCCTAGCCAGTGTGCTGTGCCATTAACTACACCTGCGGCCCAGAACGGAATCCATATCATTTGTATTCCCCAGATTAAAACACCCCATGCTCCAAACAGGGCAAGATTTATAAGTAGCATTAAAAATATTCCAACACGACTGTGCGGAGAATATATTTTACGTTCAATCCAATCTTGAGGCGTGCCTTGACCATAGGTAGCGATCATAGACGAGTCCTTGCTTGCTGAGTTATATAACAATGCTCCTTTGAATAACACCTTCCAGATTCCATAGACATGTGGACTATGGGGATCTCCGGGATTATCACTAAATCTATGATGTTTTCGGTGAATAGCTACCCATTGCCTAGTAACCATGCCGGTTGTTAGCCAAAGCCAAAATCTCATAAAGTGGCCTAGTATAGGATGGAATGTAATTCCCCTGTGTGCTTGCCCTCTGTGCAAATAAAGGGTAACACATACTATTGTAATGTGCGTCATTACTAACGTATAAATTATTTCATTCATATAGTACTTATACAAAAAAAGGGCCTTTAAGCCCTTTTTTGCCCGTGTACTTCACGGTATTTTAGCATAGCCAGTTGTCTAATTAAAAACAACTTCCACTGTATATCTTCCGATATATCATCACTGTCATTGAGATATGGTCTAACCTCTCTAGTTAAAGACGGACGTCGATATCCTATGTAAATATCTTCGTCATTTATTAAATCTAATTCAGACGGATCTATCCCTGATACAATTAATGACTTTCGTAGTGGATTACTTCTTAGGAGCTTCGGCTTTGGTATCCTTGGCGGGTGCGCTTTTAGTGGCATCAGCCTTTTTGTCGTCCTTTTTAGCAGTGGGTGCTGGTGTGCTGGCAGCAGGTGCTGGGGCAGCGGCAGCAGGTGCTGGGGCAGCGGCCGCGGGCTTGGCTTCGACTTTCTTTTCGTCCTTCTTAGCAGGAGCGGCAGTTTGAGCAAATGCAGAAACTGCAAATAGGCTAGCGATTAAAGTTGCAACTAATTTCATGATAAGTTCCTTTTTAGTTTGATTATGCAAAATACGAAATTATCTTGCATACATATATAACGCTTTATACCTGTATTTTGTTGACAGGTATTTTATCCAAAATTAACTATTCAACACCTTAGCTACTGCATTCATTACTGCGGCAATACGTCCAATATCGCGAAGTTGTTCTACTGTGTAGCCTTCCTTGCGTAACGTGTCATAGTGTGCCTTAACACAGAAATGACATTTACCAACAATACTAGCGGCCAAACTGTAGGCTTCAAAACGAGCCTTGGTAGTTCCACCATGTGACGCAATCGCATTCATGCGTAACTGTGCCGGCAATCCTTCTAGTTGCGGGTCATTGGCCATTTCGACGTAAGGATACCAAACGTTATTTTGGGCCATAAGGCTAGCGGCACACATAGCGGCATCTCTCTCTTTGACGTTATCCTGCGTATCTGTTTTGATATTTAGATCTGTATTTGCTAATACCCAGTTTAATAACTTTCCATTTCCTGTAGAAACTAAGGCAGCAAGGGCACATGCTTCTGCTTCTACAGGATCCAAGGTACTGCGTTTAATAACAGCATCCAAATTTAACTTTGTGTCTTTGGCATATTCAGGTAATGCCTCTTTAACCATATCTACCCATTGTGTCATCGTGTTTGTTCTCCTAAAATTTTATATCCTCGGCCTGTAGGGTGAATACCATCAGCACTCATATGATCTTTAGGACGAGGCAGAATTGTATCACCGTACTCTTGTGCAATTTTTACAATAGCATCATGCGGCACAGGCTTACGATCCCGACCGGGATCGATCCAGAATACACGCTGACCCTTAATTGCTTCTCGCATTTTACGCAACTCAAACTCAGTCTTAACACCTTTGTGATCATTGGCACCGAGACTGATGATTATAGTTTGAGCTGGCTGTGCTGATGCTTGGGCCAAATAATCTTTGTTCCATTGCCACGAATTCCAGCCGCCTTTTGAATAACTTATGCACTCTTTGCGAGCCATTGATGTGCCTACGGCAATGCTATCGCCAATAATCATACAATCTATCATGTTAATATTTTCCTGATGCTAAAACAATTTTACAAATATGTTCCAAGCGTTCAATATGTTCAAACGCACGCCAAGGACTAGTATCAATGGCCACTACACCATGGCCCTTAATACCTACAATGTCATAGGCAATATTGCCACGGTCGTCTAGTTCGAGACGATAATGACATTGATCAGCAAGTTCTTGACTGATGGGTTTTACATCGCCCACGTTGGGTGCTACCCGGGTGTATCTGCTAAGTTCTGGAAAGTTATTAACAATAGTACTTAGGTCAATGCCGGCGTGCATGGCAGCAATACAATATGTAGGATGTAAGTGAACTACTACCCTAACATCATTCTTGTGTTGGCCCATTTCTTTTTGTAAACCAAAGTGTAAAGGAATCTCTCCACTAGGTTCTAAATTAGCACTAATATCGGTATAAAATTCTTCCTGCCAGGATTTTGTTAAAAACGGAGGCACTGGATTAATTTGATCAATTAGTTTAATCTTCTTAAATTGGTCGGGCTGTAGTGTCTGCTTACGAACGCCGCTGGGAGTGATGTAAAAATGATCACGGTCGTGATGACGAATTGAAACATTGCCATCACGACTGGTAATCCAGTTGCGTCTATATGCTTCAACTAGCGTGTCGCATATAGTTTCTAACATTATAGAGTCTCGCCACCGACTGTGCGGTTACAGGCACATAGTTCGCCAGTTTGCAATGCGTCTAATACACGCAGAGTTTCTTCTGGGCTACGACCAACGTTCAAGTTGTTGACAGTAACGTGTTGAATAACGTTTTGCGGATCAACAATGAATGTTGCACGAAGTGCGGCACCTGCTGGAGCGTAGAATACACCTAGTTGTTCAATTAGACTTAGATTTTGCCAGTCACCATCTGAGTTAGTACCTTCACGCTGTGTATCAGCAAACTGAACGTGACGGATTTTGCTCAAGTCTTCATGACTGCGTTGCCATGCTAGTTTGCAGAATTCGTTGTCTGTGCTACCAGTGAGCAACACTGCATCACGATCAGCAAAGTCTTGGAATAGCTTGTCATATGCAACGATTTCTGTTGGACATACAAATGTAAAGTCTTTTGGATAGTAAACAATTACTTTCCACTTGCCTTCAAATGATTTTTCTGTAATGGTAAAGAAATCATCCTTACCTGGGTTAACGCCTGTAACGGCAAATGCTTCTAGTTTATCACCAACTGTTTTCATATTTTCTCCTTTGTGTGTGTTATGAAACAATGTTTATTGTACAGTTATTTAATATAGAAATCTACTATTTTTCTAGATTTTTCCATTGTATTTTTCAATAACGATAATAGGCAAAAAAAGGCCCGGAGGCCTTTCTGGTATTTTCTGTTACGAGGTATTTCCTACCCTAAGCGGCGTTTAGGCTGCTAATGCGAACTGTGAGTCGTTTGCGTTTACTTTGTTTTGCTTCTTCGACCGGGTATCCCCAATCCTAACGGCTTCTACATTGCCGGACTGTCCATTTCATTACTCTTGACCCTGTCGAAACCAATGTCAGGCCCATCAGAAAAACACTTATGTTTTGTTAAACCTTTTCCTGGCACCCAACTAAATCTATTAAAACAACTTGGGCACAATGCGGTGTACTTCATAAATATCCTTTTGGTGGACCTGGCGGGAGTCGAACCCGCGTCCAGAATCCTTTTCAATCGACTTCATACAGTCTTAACTTACAGTATATATTTATTTTGACTTGTTGTCAACTCTAAAACGTGGAGGTGATCCAGTTATCTTTTTAGTGACATAGTCTGGAAACAATCTAGGAAATATGCCATGAATGAAACTGGCAAAGGCAATTGACCAAGCAAATTTTAAATGCTCAAAGTATCCCATGTTGACCTCTTTTAAATGTTTCATGTTAGTTTAATAAAAACTAAACTCGTCTGGAACAAATAGCACGTATTCTTCAGGTAGATCTAAAATATTCATATTATTTCCTTATTTTAAATTTTCAATTAGGTTGCTTTTAACAGTTTCGAATGGAACACCTACCCATTGCCAAGAAATAAATCTTCGTATACCGGGGTTAGGCGAGTCTACTGAATGTATTTGACTAACATCTAACAAATATAAATCTCTTTGTTCTGCTGTAAATTCTGCAACCTTTTCAACCTGATCTAAAGGAAATATATTAGCCACTGTTCTTCCGGGATATACAAACCCGTGAGCACGTTCTCTCTTCTTATAAAAGTAAGTTGTAGAACCGTTTGTATCTAAATAATAATTTGCACAGGCAGATATGTTATGATCAATGTGGGGTAATAAATGCCCCGATCCAACAATTTCTGCTATTTGTACCTGATAAGGAGGAATTCCAAAAAACATTTCAGATGGTAAAATACTTTCAAAATATTCTCTGTCTCCGAGATGCCAGTAAGTTAGTTTAGGCCTTGGTGGTCGTCCGTATGATGCGGCAACACTGCCTTTTAATCTGTCAAAATCAATATCATTTAATTTAAATTTAATTTTTTGAAACATTGTCTTCTCTTTCTATTAACAGATCTCTATCTCTCATCCATGATACAATTTCTTTCCAGTACTTATTTTCAAATAATACTACTCTTGCCGATATTGCCCACCTAGGTTCATTGCCCATGATAATTGCATGTGGCACACCTACACGAGTTAGTGTCAGTTCTGAGCCTAAACAACATCTATCAATTTCTTCAAGCGTGTCAATTGGCCAGTTATAATATATAGTTCCTGCTGCATCTCGTAAAGGAGGCTTATTGCTAAAGTCCTCTGGCAGATTATACCACGTCATTTCACTGTCACTACCGCCAATTACCCAATTTAGACCGTAAGTAGATATTCTTAGTGGGTGATATCTATGTATGTCAATATGTGCATTATATGTGTTGTGATTTGGTCCGCGATAAAATAAAAGAGACTCTCCAAAGCTAAACCCAAGAAGTCGAATTTCTTTTATCCATTTTTCTGTAAACATCTTTGACGCAGGAACACTCCACACTCCAAAATCTTTTCCCTGTGTATCGGGAAGTTTCCAGTTAGGGTTTAACGCAGTACTGCAATCTATTTTTAATTTATACCAACAAGGTTCTATCATACACGCTCGATCAATAATTTGTTAGTTCTCATTTCTGATACTATTTCATCCCAGGTGATATTATCTCTAAAAAATCCTCTAACCGAAATACACCACCTTGGATCGTTGTTCATGTTCACGGTATGGGGAATGCCTGTGTTAACTAGTGTTACTGTATTACCAATATTATGGCGTTCAATCTCTGTTAATTCATTAATAGGCCAAGATATAAATGGAGTTTTTGCTGCTGTGTAGGGTACATCTTTATGTAAATTAAAATCTGTTGGAGTTTTATACCAGACCATTTCGCTATCTCGACCACCTATACACCAATTAATTCCAAAATTCCACACCTGTAATCCATTTTTCTTATTCTCTGCTAGATCCATATGTGCGGTATTATTGTTGTATCCTGGACCTCTAAAAAATAACATAGCATTAATTAACGAAATTCCTTTATCGTGGGTATCATACAGCCACCCGATATCAAACATCTTAACTGCCTCGTAATGCCAGATTCCATATTTTCCGTTATGGCGAGGAAATTTCCAATCTGATCGTAGAGCGTTTTTTACATTAAGATTAAGTTTGTACCAGCAAAGATTATCAGTCATATTAACATTTTACCTACGATAACATCTTCGTCCAGGTATCCTAGTCTATGAAGTATAGGTCTAAAATCTGGCTCTCCTTTTACATGCCATGTTATCTTATGTGCATATTTACGCATTTCTTGTTCGCTGTATTTAATTAAACGAATCCCTGTCATTCCTAGCCTGTGGTCTTTGTGTAAAAAAAGAACATCGTTAGCAGCAACAATTGTTTCTTTATAATGTATATGTGGCTTTACAAACCATGCACTATAACCAACAAGCAGATTATTTTCTTCTTCTAGTCTTGCAGTTAATAGATAAAATTGATTCTTTTTTTCTAATTGATCGTAGAGTTCCCAATCAGGAGCCAGTTTAATTTTCTCTCTATGCATGGTAAGCTCATGATAATGATCAATTAACATGGGTTCCATTTCCGGTTTAACTTTTAGAACCGGTTCACATTGAAGTTTTAACGCCATTTCTTCCTCCGTTATTCTGTTAAATCTTTTTCCATCCTGTAATAAACAGGTTTCATGCCTACTTTTGCACAACTAGTTTGACGTACAATATTATTGACATGCACATAACTTGCTATCTTTTTTGCATTAAGACTTTTGATTTGATTTTCAAAGTGTTTGTGCAGAATTGTATATATTCCGCGTTTTTTATATTTGTCATCTACAGCACTCAATGTAATCCATGCTGTTTTAAACGCATCGTCAAGAATTTCAAAGGCAATGTGTCCTACAATTTTTCCATCAATTTCAGCATAAACAGCCTTGGTTCTGTTATTACCTGCAAAATGATAGTGAGTATGCCCTTCAATCATTAGGTTTGCAAGATTGTTTAAGAAAAAAGGAATTAGTGGACTGCCTCCTAGAGATCCGCAGTACTTTACTATAACCTGGGATTCTTTGTTATCTAATTCTTTTCCTAAAATTATGTCTTTGGTAGCCATCCGCGTTTCCAATCAGTAGTAATCCATATTGCCTTGTCTCTCCTGCGCTGTTCATCAGTTCTATAATGTCTCCAGCTAGGCATTTTTATTTTTTCTTTTGTGTACAACTCGTCTTTGGTAAATTTTTGAATGTGTTCTTTAATTGCCATTTTATAGTAATTAAAATTGTATCCGGGCCATTTTACCTCTGCCGGTGTTGATACAGCATAGTTATTCCAATCTCGACCAGCACCGAAGTGAAAAAGGTTTTTATCTAAAATCATTTCTTCTATTTCTAACAACCACATTAACTGTTCACTTTGATAGTTAAGTGTATAATCCATCCACCATAGTAAATCTTTAACGTTTTCTATTTTTCTAGGACATGCGCCAATAAGTCTCAAATACATATTTTGAGAAAACTTGTTAAGATTCTTAAGAAAATCTGGAATATTTTGTTTTAATTTTTCTTCTGGTATTGCCTGATATATATTCGCACCAAATACAGGATCCATAAGATGTCCTGTTACCACTACTCCGTCGACTAGTGCCTGTCTTAGAGGATCATCAGTATAAAAATTCATTTGAGTGGTTGCTAACTTGCCCTCAACAAAATTTTTATAAAATTCAGGATATTCTTTAATAGAATTGTCATCCATCATAACAACAATTTGATCGTGTGGGGCAACTTTTAATAATTCAGATAGCACCAGAGTACTATCAATGCCTCCACTCCACGTTACTACAAGTTTTTTTGAACCTGCTTTGTTAACTATGTTTGTTGCGCTATTGTGACATAACTCTTCGATGGACTTAGGCTGTGTTGCTTGACCAATAGGCGTTATACATTCTATTTGTGGAATGTTTATCATTGCCCGGGTCCTGTCAAACACATTATACATGTGGTCCGGTGTTGTCATCATAGGCGTGTAGCCTGCATGGTGATAATATTTCAAAGGTTGATACCTATTTTTGATAAATTTGCCCGTATTTTATCAGGGCTTTGTAAAGGAACTGCAGGAGTAACTGGTTTCCTATAAGCACCCCAGTCGGGATATATTAAAGTTATGTTGTACGTCATTGGTGCTTCGGCACCAATATGAAGATCATATCTTTTATCCTCTAGTTCAAGTTCTGGTAATCTGTTAGCTATATTACTCATCTATATACCCTAACGAAATCATAATATCTCTACATTCTTCATAAGATTTTTTTTGTTGAATACTAAAATTCCACCCGAAAGCAATTCTTTCATGAGGCGCTGTATTTCTAACACTATGCCACTCATGTACATGAGTAAGGTAAGCATTGTCATGTATAGAATACTGATACAGTGGGGTAGGAAATTGTTTTCTGCCCTGTCTGTTGGTGGTATTTTCTTTAGGAAGATCATAGTACTCTGAATAACATTCAGGAGTACAACCTTGCACAGGAAAATATATTGCATGTGGGCGGTCTGCTCTATCAATGTGTGGTGACATTACACTGTTACCATCCATTTTAGTGATAACTCCATCTTTGCCCATATAAGGAAGGAGAGGAGCAAAATTCTGCCATAAAGGATCAAGTCTTGCCTCCTCGACAGTAAAACCATAATTCTTATGATTTTTATCGTAGCCTTCTCCTGTAATCCACTTACCACCTTTAAACCAAAGAACTACAGTGGCCTGGCCATCGTACTTTTCTGGCATGTGTGGCGCAAAATATTTAAAGTACAGTTGACGAATTGCATCTAGTTGAACATCGGTAAATTTACATTTAGCAAATAGATCCCTTGCCTGTTTCATCTAGTATTCCTATCTCAACACTTAAACAACTGCTTGATTAGTATTTTTACTAATTAGTGCAATCATAATTGCACCAAGATCAAAATAATGAGGTTTTGTATTCCAATCCATTAATTTTGGTTTATCGTGGTGTTCTTTATGAATCCACTCTCCACCCATTGGAACAATAAATTCCAGCAACCAAAGATTACGTGCGGCAGAAAATCTTTCGTCATTTTCTTTTAATGTGCCGTGTGCAAAAATTGTATGCAACCCTGCGGTAACAAGATAAGTGGTAGTAGGTAATGCAAACAAATAAAAAAATGCCTCAAAACTAATTAATGATAATATTATACCTGTTAATATACTAACTGTCAACGAGTGGTTAACAAAAAATACATGCATTTTATCTCTCATCATTCTAAGTTCGTTTTTAGATGCCTTGATATTTTCGCGTTCTTTAAATCTAAAAAAGTGTCTAAGGTCTGCATCATAGGGATCATCTTTTGTATCAGAATATCTATGATGATTAATATGTACAGAGCTCCAGTGTACTGGTGCAGAGTTTAAGGTAGCGGAACCAACTGATGCAAAAAACCAGTGCCAAAATCTTGAACACACAAACGCATTATGTGTAAACAATCGATGATAACCGACTGTAATAGTTAGTGCAATAGTAAGATAAACTAGAAACGCAGGTAACAACCACCAGGTAGGTCCTGCCATAACTGCCCAAACAACTGCTGGGATAAACATCCAAGATGCTATTGATCGTTGCCATACTTTAGTCTTCATTTAGAAACCTCATTGCGTAACATGTAGCAGTTCCTTCTACCTTTGCTTCAACATCGCCACTTCTAATACGGATTTGTGAAGGGCCTGTAAAAATTTTGCCTTTTATATTTAATTTTCCTCTTACAAGAAAAATATCACTACCATTTTCAAGAACTTTAGGTTTACCTGGTTCTACAATAACACTGGCCAAGGATGGTAATCCTTTTTTATTATATGCATGTGGAATGCATAACCATTCTGTTTCTACTGGAAAATTTAATTGAAGATTGCCAGAGGTACTTGCACTAGCACCGGCATGTTCAGCATTTAACCAGCCAGGAATCCTATCGTCAAGTTGTTCACCTGTTTCAATAACATTCACCTTGGCAACACCGTGTGTATAATAATACCAACCTGTCTTAACAAGTCCGTTTTGGCCAATCGGTACCACCCGAGTATCACCAGCTCTTGTTTGAGCCAATATAACAACTTTTCCAAATGCGGCATGTGGTGTAAATTTCATACTGTTCCTTCAGCCATTTCCTGTAATACTTCTTGGATTAAAATTTTCATCTTAATCCTATTTTGTTCTTCGGGACTAGCAATCTGCTCAGGGCTAGATCTTCCTACACGACGAGCTCCTGGATTTCCTACCCCTCGTACACTACCTGGATTATGAATAGGCGCAGATGATGGTAAGGAGAAATTTCCTACAGGGTTGTGTATTAAAATTGGTTCTACATCTTTTACTTCATATGTAGTATTAACCAACTGCTGTAGAGATCTCTGATCAATCTGACCATTGAATAATTCTTTATTCCAATAGTCTTGCGGTGATGCATTTTTTAATAGAGCCAATACTTCTCTATTATCATGCAACGAAGTTGCAGGAATTGAAATATTTAATTTAATTGTTGTACACCGATTATCATCAGGTATATATTCGACCAAATAACTGCCGTTTGAGTTATAACTCAAAATTTTCATTTTAAAATGAATCATTTTTTTCCTTTAACCGTAATAATTTATAGAACAGGTAATTGTCCCCGAAGTTGGGTGCGAGCTACTCATTACCTGCCAATTCCACCGGCGGGCTGTGCCCGTTACCTGAGTAGATGTTCTTGCGGCTCTTACTCCATTTATTGAGTATCCAGAAATTGATACACTGCGAAAAGCTAGATCTGTATCTGGCGGAGCCGCTGTTGTTCTTAGTTGTAAATGCCAGGCATTTGTACCTGTGCTAAAATACAAACCTTCAATGACCATTGTGCCAAGCGGTGTTAAAAATGTATCTTGGCTGATACTTCCAAAACTTCCACCTTTTTTCTTCTTTCCGCCAATTCCATAACCGTAGTAGGATCCTTTTCCCTTTTTATAAGGTATAGGAGTTGATCCAACGTTAATTGTAAATACCATGGTTTTTCTACCCCAGGTACTATAAAACTCCTGTAAAGATATAGTTCCCGATGTAGGAACATCATTATTAACAGAAATATTAGGGGTATAAGGGCCACCGCGATACATTTGATCAAGCGGAGTTGGAGTCGGTACTCCAAATGCATTACGTAAGTTTAAAAAAGATATCGGTCCAGATGATGGGGTAGGCATAACAGTCCTCTCAAAGAATTTACTGTTATTTAGCCTCCGTTAACTTTGACCGGTTTTGATTATTGGGTACAAATGCGCTCTTTATAAATTGTACCGTCCGAGTGTTGTATTTCTCGCCATTCTGTACATACTTGCTGTCGTTGCGTGATAACCTGCGGTTGTTGAACAATTACAGGAGGTTGTTCTACGACTGTGGGACGTGTGGCAGCATATACTACAGCACCGCTGATTAATGCTGGAATAACCCAGTTATTATCTCTATAGACAACAGTAGGACCTCGATGATGATGGTGGTGCCCTCTATGCCAATGTTGTGCCATTGCTGGAAGTGCTAAAAACCCTATCAGTAGACCTGTTATAATTTTTTTCATATCAACTCCAAAAACAACGGACTCCGTAGGGCGTGTGGGTCCTCCGTTTAGACTGTTAGGTTTCTCACCTAACTGCTATCTGCTACGCAGACATGCCCCTACCAGATATATTATTTAACGCTTTGTTCGTGGGTTTCGTTGACAAGTTTACAAACTAATTGAAAATGATCGTAGGCTTTACGTACACTTTCATTTTTCATAAGTCTATCAGCTTCTTCTTGCATGGCTCGTACACCTGCTTCGGCAATTTCTCTAGCACTAGGAATTGCTATGTAATAACGATCATTACCGAATGCTTTGGCTAAATTTTCCCAGGCCTTCTTTTGTTTTTCAGTGATAGGTTTATTATGCGGACGCATTTCACTTGCTTTAACAACTGCCTGACTAATAGTATCTTCTGCTACTCGCCCTGCGGCAATCATAGCCGCATAGTTAGGATCAATATTGAACCTGCGACTACTACCTCCGGGATAACACATAACCAAGTGGCTACCTTTTGGAAAGCTATCCAAATATTCGCTGTCGTATTCTGCAACCGGAACATACTTTCGTCCAACTTTTTCATAGTATATCTTCTTTGTCATTTTTAAGCCCGTTACTGTGTGTGTCTCTTACATTATCTAGATCTTGGAATAAACTTTTTTCTTGCTGTGTAAGTTTATTTTTATGTGTTTTTCTAGGATTGCCGCACAATGGACATTTAGGATTGCCACAGTCCATTGCATGATGTTTAACTAGTCGGTGAGGCTGGTCTAGTACTTTCTTACTAGCACCGTTTGATTTGGCAATTTTAGTTTGTTTCTTAATAGCATTTTCATCCTTTAATCTGCGGCGCGAGTTTAGATATTTTGCTAATTCATTTGCCATTTGCTGTCTCCTTAGTTATATTGTAACAGCATTTTTTGTTTTTGTCAAAGGGTTTTTACAAACGCCAACGGTGGCTGTCCAGTTATTGGTCCGGTAATTGGTTTATCAAATTCTGGAGGTAATGTCCATGCTCGGCCAACACTCCACACTTTATCAAAATATGCACCGCCCCAATTACACTCAGTGACGTTATCGCTTTGATTTCCGCCTAATATTCTAACAACTTTCTTTACTGGATCGACTCCCCTAATAAATGCAACGTGCCGATCAATGACAATAACATCATTAAATCTCCAGGTGCTAGGATCTTTTGGATTGGCATAAGTCACTCCCCACTCACCCTTAAAAAGTTTTGGTCTATCAGGTGGAGTTGTTCCTGTTTTAGCATAATCGTAGGCCCAAAGAGTGCTACGAACTTTAGGTATACCAGATCTAAATAATACAGCGCCTACAAATCCTGCACACCAAGGAGTATTGTCATCGGTGTAGTTATTAAATCCGTTATCTTTATAACATTGTAGAATATTAGGATTTCCTGGCACGCCTTTTCCATTTTCTTTCCATGAACCATTTTTAGATTCAGATAAGATTCTATTTAATAGATTACAAAGGTTGCCATAAGGAGTTCCTCCAGCTGGCGGAGCTGGTAAAGTTTCTACCTGCGTGACAACTGGTTGATTGGTATCGGGATCTTTTCCACCAGAAGGGCCAGAGCCACCTGCGGCTACGTTAGCAGGACTTCCAGCACCGGGATTTCCGTCTGATATAACAATGTCAGGGTCTGGACCTTTAGCTTTTTCAGCAGTAACTAATGCTTCAATCTCCGCTTGTTCCTGCGGACTAATTGTCAGATTAGGAGCCGACGGAACTGTACTTGAAAATAAGGCGCTGGGTCCGGGACTTTCCCATAAGGCAACTAATTTAAAATTTGCATAAACATTGGTTGCACGATAAACATCTGAAATTCCACCAGTTCCGGGTACATATGGCATACTTTATCTCCTGTACACTTATTTAACGAAGTGCAATGCCTGTAGTACCTTGCATATATTGATCAGCAGCATCTTTCTTGCTTGGTACCATGACAAATACATGTGACTTCTTAATAGAGATAGTTTCTTTATCTCCTAGAAAAATCCACGGCATCATACCTAGACCTTGTGGTCCTGCTGATAGTGCTAGTGGTCTGTTGATTTTAATCTCATCAGCAGTTTCACTTTCGTAACGAGCAATTAACTCGTCACCGTTTACAATTTTTAAACTAACGACATCGCCGCTAGAAATGGGTTTTTCAATTAACATTATTTCCGTCCTTATCTATTTCGACCCAGCTATGATCACCTAGCCATTTTACTCTACAAATATATTCATAATTAGCCGGAGGTCCTGTAGACCACTCTGTAGGCCCGTGGCGAACTAATATAGTACATTTATGCCTTGTATCGTAGGCCAACCAATATATTTGACCATGATAGATTTGAAATTGATATTTTGCAGAATGTACAGCATCAGTTATTTCTAATCTTCTTTTTATTTGTTGAGCTTGTTTTTCAAGTACTTTGACCAACTCCATAATTCGATCATATTCTTGCTGAGCGTGCATCCTAGCAACATTGACCATTACGTCCTTTTGTTTTTCTACAGGAACAAGATCAAATTTGAAGCCACCGGCTTCTGTAGGATATGGAGTTACATTCCTATTAAAAAATGTTATTAGACTGCCGTCTACGTTGGCATCATAACTATTTCTTCCCTTGGCAATGTTAGATTTTTCTTCATCCATTACTCTTCCGTTTTCTTTGGAATTTCGCAAAGTGCTTCTAATGTCTTGTAATGATCATAGGCCTTTCGTAATGCTTCAAAATGTTCTAATTTTGCTGGATCAGGAACAAGTATGGCCAATCGCTTTTCAATATCTTCTAGCATCTTACCAAGACTTCGGCCCTTCCATTTAATGTCGCCGTTGACCTCGGCATCTCCTGATACATGCAGAGATGCTCCGCTGCCAACAGCACCGGTATTATTGGTAGTGTAGATGTAAGGGTTGGTAGATCCCCATGACCCATTAGAACCTGCTGCGGTTGAAATCGTAACATTTCCGTACCCGCTAGATCCTACATTGAACATGTTGCTGGCGGTGATTCCACTTAAATCAATTGTACCGTATTCTAATCTTTCTAGTGCAGGTAAATCATACTCGTCAACATTAACTGTGATGGTATCACTTGAATCTTTATCCATTTAGATGTGCCTTTAATTCTGTAAAACCGCCAATAAGCTGATCATCTAAAAAGATTTGAGGAACAGTACGTGCAGTAGGAACAGCTTCTAATAATTCTTCTTTGGTATAACCGTCACCAATTTTCTTTTCTTCAAACGGAATATTTTTACTCTTTAGTAATGCCTTTGCTTGATCGCAATAGGGGCAATGATACTTACTCCAAATAATTGCTTTCATTTTAACCTCTTTCAACTTCTACTACAACAGCATCACTAAATTGCTGTTGAATCATTTCTTCGATGTTTGCTTTTAGTGTATCATTTACAAGTTCTAAAGAATCTGTTTCGTTAGCTCTACACAATTTGCTTAATTTTACTGTAAGTGTTTCTTCCCATATTTTAGCCATTTTGTTTTCCTTATAGATCTGGTAGTTCTTCGTATTCAACTGCATCGCTCATTACACCAATAACATAGTTAGTGCTTTCATTTTCTTGTAGTGCAGTTTGTTTCTTGTTAATGTTTACGTGTTTGTTAAACCAAGGAATAGGACTCTGACGAGGATGATCCTCGACATATTTAATACCTATATCTTTCAATCTAGTGAATGCTGTATAGTCAACAAAATCTTTTAAGATTGCAGCATTAAGACCAATGACGGGTCCTAATTTAAACAAATAGTCTGCCCAATCTTTTTCTTCTTTGATAACTTCTTGATATAATGAATATACTTCATCTCTGCACTCTTCTTCTAATGCAACAAAATCAGGATCGTCCTTGCCTACATTATTAATCAGCCAAGCAGTCCATTCTGTATGCAATAACTCATCTTGTAAAATAAGACTGATAATATTACCGTTGCCAATATAGATTTTATTTTCAACCATTGCAAGACTGGTAGCAAATGATACCATAAATCTAAATGCTTCTAATGCATAACTGGCATGTAGTGCCATGTAGATTGCTTTTTTATGATCGTGCAAAGAAATCTCTTCGCCTAATTCTTTACGGCAGTTAAGCTGATGCAGATCTTCGTAGTAACGACCAATGTTAGCTGCCATGCTGACAATTTCGGCCGTGTCGTGAATCTTATTAAACTCGTCTTTAGGTACTCCGTAGACATTACGAATAATGTGAGAATAAGATTTACTGTGAATGTTTGTTTCAAAGAAACTCCAGTTACTAACCAATGCCTCAAGTTCTGGAATACTAATTACAGGACTGAATACCTGGTTAGGGGCACGACCTTGAATACTGTCCAGGGCTGTCTGTCTTAATAGGTTACTGGTAAAGATATGCTTGACAGCATCGCTGGCATCTTTGTGATCCATCTTATCTTTGGTAAGACTAATTTCTTCAGGTACCCAAAAGAATCCGCGAGCAAGTTCTTCATACTTGGCAATTTTAGGATACTTAACTTCTTCAAAACGTTGCACTGTTACAGGACCTGCTGGATCCAAAAACATTGTACGTTTAAGATAGTTAGTTTGTTTACTTAGGTTATATTGGTGTTTGCTCATAATTTATTTTCTTCCTGTTATGTGTGTGCTCATAGCTTGCAAGCCTCGCAGTCATCTTCGTATAATATTACGTTATCTGCGGCATTAATTGCAAGCGGTAATAATGTATTTGTATTGGTAACATCTGCCTTGGCGCCAACTTTGTTAATTAGGCTATAGTAAATTGTCTTTATACCCCACTTGTATGCAAGCATTAAATTTTTAGCAATTAATGTACCGGGGACTTTGCCGCCGGAAAAATACGCAGGATTATAAAATGTGTTTGTACTTAGACTTTGATCAATGTAGACTGCTAGTACTGCCGCTGTTTTTAGATAATCAATGCAATCTTTTTGATCCCACATTAATTGATAACGATTCTTTAGTCGTTTGTAATCTGGAACAACTTGTACAAATGAACCAGCCTTTGATTCTTTAACAGAGATTAATTCCATTGGCATTTCAATGCCGTTGGTACTATTAAGAACTACGCTAGAACTTTCAACAGGTGCCACTGCCATCAGTGTGGCATTGCGTATTCCGTATTTCTTCATACGTTCACGTAGCGGTTCCCAATCTAGACTAGGAGTAAAGTCTGTTAATTCATTGACGCCTTCTTTGCGTCTTTCCCACGGAAATACTCCTTTACCATAATAGGTATGTTCGCTTCGTTTACAAGATCCACGTTCCTGTGCAAGCTCAACACTCATTTCAGTTAGATAAAATGCTTGATGTTCCATCCAACGTTTGACTTCAGAAAGAGATTCTGATGTTCCATATTTTAGGCTTTTTCGTGCATGCCAGTAGGCCAGGTTTGTAATACCAACACCTAGTGGTTCAAAATCTTCGTTGGCCAGCTTTGATTGTATAGACAAGAAATCTTGATATTGCAACAAGTTGCTTAGACTACGTACTAGAACTCTGCATGCCTTTCTCATATCCTGGGGGTTACGGAATGCTCCCCAGTTGATTGACCCAAGAGTGCAAAGAGCAATTCGTCCCTCTGGATCTTCAATTCTCTGGAAAGGACGGGTGGGTAAAAGTATCTCCTGGCATAGGTTTGATTGATATATTGGATCCACCTTTGTGTCGAACGGCCCTTGATTGATGACGTTGTCCACATTGACAAGATATATGCGCCCAGTATCAGTTCTCTCTTTAAGAATTCCATTTTTGAATATCTCATCCGCCGATACAACTTTCTTTTTAATTTTCGGGTTCTGCTCATACTGTAGGTATAACCTTTCAAACTCTGCGCTGTCTCTGTAGTAGGCTTCGTATAGGTCTGGAACTTCTGCTGGATCAAACAAACTCATTGTTTCTCCACGCTTGTAACGATTCCAGAACATAGCATTAACTACTACTGAATAATCCATTTGGCGTACACGAGTTTCATCTGTGCCTTGATTATTCTTCAGAACAATAAGGTCTTCAAATTGATAATGCCAAACAGGGAATGTAACTGTACAGCTGGCATTGCGTATGCCGCCTTGCGAGCATGATCTTAGATCAGCGAACCATTTCTTCAAGAATGGTATCATACCCGTGTGCTTGATTTCTCCGTTGCGAATT